CACTTGTAACAGTAATATCAAGTACATATCTATACTTTGTGTATGTGTTATAGCTTGAATTGTATAGCATCACAATAAGCGGCTGCGCTGCCATTGCGAGGTTTTGAGGGTTGAAGGTAATACTTAGTGCCATGTTCTTAGAACGTTTAAACTACACAATCAACTAATTGCATTATAGTCCCTCATGTAAGCTATGAAGGTCAACGCCTCTCTAAACGGCAATTTCGTCACTGCGTCAATCTTTAACACTTCGTTGTTGGCTAGATTGGCAACTGCCACATACCACCCCCACTTTTTAGAAAAGGACGCTTTATTGTTGAAGATTTCCTCTTCTGTTTTTTCTTGCTCAGGATAGTAGTGTGAAATTACCTCGCTATAAAATGCGGCTACTTTGTTGAAGATGTCATTATATGCTGATGTTGGGTAGTTGTCAAATGCTGCCGCGTCTTTAAAATCGTTGCCCTTATAATCGCCTTTATAGTATAGCTGAGATAGCAAGTATTGAGCATTATCAATCTTCTTGTCTAGTAAAGTATGTATGTCGATGAACTGCCCGAAGGTCATAGCCTCAAAGTTAAGTACACTAGTGCTATTAAACTCAGGTGGTGCTTTTAGCTTGGGTTCGACTACTAGCATCTGCATAATTTCTTCAGCTAATAGCTGCATGCTGCCTTCGGTTAGTGCGAGTATCTGCTTATTGCTTAACCCTGTTACAAGGCTAATCAGTTGTAGACTCTTGTACACATCGCCTTCAATGTTGGCTGTTAGCTTTTCAATCTGCTGAAACTTGGCAATAGTAATATCATCAAGGCTCTCAGGCATTTTAATGGTAATCTTTTTTTCTTTCATACTGACATAACTACATAGCGTCCCTTGTTCGGGTTGCTAAAGGTATTGCTTAGAATATATCTACACGCGTCCATTGCGTGATTCATTGTTCCGATAGGCTCATTTAGACTCTTGCCCGCCTTGTCTTTTTCCCACATATAATTACGAAGTTCTTTAATGAGATTAACACTTGATGCAGTCACCAACATATCAAGCCCCTGCATGATTGCTATGCCGTGCTGAATGCTATCCTTGCCTTTGACCGCACCTAACACTGATAACCCATAAGTGCGTAACTCCGCGATTGATTTTGGTTCGCTACTATCAGCAACCACTTTACGCGGCTTGTCTTTTAGCCTATTGTAAATATCTCGATTCAATAGCCCCGTGTTGTAGATTACCTCATCAAGTATCACTTGCCCATTGTACTTGTAAATGTCAATTGCTGCGGTTGGGTCATTGGTAAAACCAAAGTCTAATCCCGTTCCAATGTACACCGCGTCTTTTGGGATTGAATCAATTTGCGACCAATTGTTAAATATTACACCTTCTAAGCTACCTATCTCTCCAAGCCCGTAGACGCGATACCAATTCTCCCAATAGCTAGAAGTCTTTGCCTTTTCTTTAGCCTTTAAAATAAAGTTCAATGCACTTTCAGGGCACGCTTCATTGTCTAGGTAGTTAATGATTAAGAAGTCAACATCGCTGTCGTGCATCAACTCAGAATGAAACCAAAACTCGTTTACGGGATTCCAATCTAACCAAATACTTTTCTTTGTCCTAGAGGCTAACTCCATGTAGGCATGAAACGAAACGTTATTACACTCATTCATGTATAGATAGTCACGCCTTGCGCCTCTTAGCTTCGCATCGCTATCGGCACTAAAGAACTCGATAACAGAACCATTTGCAAAGGTGTATTTAAAGTCGGTCGCATTCCACCTAGCGTCAAACCAACGGTTAGTAGATTGCATGATTTTCTTGAAGTCTTTAATCGCTCCCCTCTTTAAATGCGGGATTGATTCAGCTACTATTGATATATCGCACCCGCTGTCTTTTGTTGCAATGTCAATCAGTATCGGAATGATGCCAAACGTTTTTCCTGCACTTGTTCCCCCTTGTACACCCTTGACAAATTTTGTTAGGTCAAGTATTTTATTTATTGCTGTTGTCCTTATGAACATCGGGAAATAATGGTTGCTCTATAACTGTTTGAGTAATACTCTCATTTAGCCCTAGTTTTCGTGCTATCAAGTTAGCATTAAATAATCCAACACTAGCACCTTTGTAGTTTTGAACGAAGCAGTTTTTACGTATGCGTGTAATGATAGGGGCATAATCTGTATAACGATTATCATCATTCTTAGAATAATCCCCTAAATCTTGTATTATATCATTGTCTGCTAACCAACATTCAAAGCCTTCAAAAGTGATTGGAACTTGTAAAGGAGTATTAACTTGCTCTCCATCTTTACCTACATATTCAACCTTAAACATTGGATTTTGCGCTTCATGCTTTACATATTGCTCAAATAGTTGCCAAAGTTTTTCGGGGGATTCTATGTACTTATGTTTGCTCATTTGCTCAACCAATTAATAAACTTTATAATCAGCTTAACGATAACTTGACCTGCAAATGCGAGTGATGACACGCCAAACCACGCTGCAAATACTGTTCTGCTATCCGCTAACATACAGATGAATGATAATAGCGTGCTTAACGCTGTAATCTTAAATACTAATGCTCTCATACTTCGATTATTTTGATTGATTGTTTAGTCCTAATGCAATGTAATTGCAAGATGCAACCGACTTAATGTGTCTTAGGCTGTGATTTTCTGAAATGCTTTTACTTTGGTCATAAAGAACCCCTAATGTTGCCAAATAGTTTTCGCTATTGTAATTTGTAGTTATTTCTTGAATTTCAACCTCATCATCGTCAATATGATAATCAATTGTAGATTTAAACAAATACTCTTGTTTTGGTCTCATGCATTGGAATCGAATATTTTGTCTTGGGATAAATAGCGAATCAGTAACAGCGTATAAATCGGCATTTGTAGGATTTGTGGGATATCTATGTCTGTGAAGGTCGTCATATCTTGATGTAACAACATACACTTCAACTCCTAGCGATAGTAATTCCGCAGCAAATTCTTGCATTTGTGGCGTGCTTAGCGTGTTGTCAAAGTCAAATGATACTTTCATACTTCGATTATTTTTAATTTGTAAAGATGCTCAATGATTTTCTTTTTTCGCTTGTATTCTGCTGTACGCGTTCCCTTGACATCAATAACGGCTACTTTCTGTCCTATGGTTTTATCGCTCTTGTATGTGACCACAAAGTCTGCCCGATAAAATGCTTTTTTGGACATTTCTAGTCCATTACATGAATAGGTGATAGTGTACGGGAATTTTACTTGCAATTCTAGCTTCTCAATCAGCCCCATTTTATCAATCACTTTTAGATGTTTATAATATTCACCTTCTTTAATTGAGTCGAACTTGATGCCGTCAATGATAGTCTTTCTGTTGCCGTATTTAGATCGCTTAAGCATCTTTGCTTTTTCCAAATTTACTGATTTTCTTAGCCATAATAAAAAGCCCTGAGAGGTAGACAAAGAATGCAACGCTGTATGTTACCAATGCAACAACGATACAATGTCGAACAGTGTCGGGATAGAATAGCCATGTAAAGAGAATCGAGATAATACCTAGTACTATTCCGACTTTATAACCGTGATCGCTGATTATGTTTTTCATTTGCTGTTGTATTTATTATACGCTAAGTTAGCCCAATATTCATGTTCCTGAAAAGTTCGGCTCCAATTAAAACCGTTACGTATTGCAAATCTTACTGATTGAGGTATTGGGCGTTCTTTTGCCCAACTATACTTCCAATTTGCTTTTGCCTCGCTTCTTTCGGCCTCGTCCATTTGGTCATAAAACCAAAAGTAAATTGCTTTTAGCTTTTCCTCTTCGCTTGGTTCTTTCTTCGCCTCCACATCTTCGTTGAACTCGTAGCCCTTAACCATGTTTAATTGGTCTTTTACCAGCGTAGCAATTTGAGCGAGTTCGCTTGCATGAGTGCGGAGGCGCAAAATGTTATTTGGCAAATCATTAAGGTCACATTTCCACGTAAATGTTGATGATTTCAAATCTAATTCAACGAAGTACTTGCTTCCGCTTGGAAATTCTAACTCGATTTGTTTCGTTTCTATTGATATTTTCATGTGTTTAGTTTTACGAATGTTAACAATCTGTTGTAATACGGCAGATATGCCTTGTTTCGCGGGTTGCCTTCTAGGTAAGCAATATGCGAATTTACAAATAAATATATATCTCTTATATTTTCGCAGCCATTTAATTTTGTTTCGCAGTTGGCAAGGTCGATATTACCTATCGCCTCTTTGATTTCTGATAGTGTCAAACTTCAACCTTTATCTCCCCGTCAACATAAGCCTTAAGGAATAACAGAAACTCTTGCCTTTTAGTCGGCTGATTGTGCATGATTTGCCACACATCGTAGAAGATTGCCCCAATGTTGTCATAAACATCTTTAGCTTCAGCATCCCCGTTGATGTAATCCCGTTGCACTTTCTTGTTTATTATCTCGATGTC